TCATTTCAAGTGTCTTGTAGACCCACTTTGAGCAGTCATTGAAGTCCTTTTGCTTCCAGTCGTGCTGAGGATTGCCTTCCGAGTAGTATTTGTATACCTGTTCAGTTATCTTGTCTATGTCGTAAGAGGACGCCGAGACTTTGCCTATAACATCGTCATCAAAATCATTCAGCCCGTCTTGCTCAGCTTTCTTTGCCAAACACATTATCTCTAGGACTTTGTGGACTATCGTGCCCTTGTCGGCTTTTAACCCTCCTTTGCCCCTCCATCCTAGCACATATTCACAAAAATATTGCTGAGGGCACATGCTGTGACAGTTGAAACTAGACGACCTAAAATATGTAATAATTATTGTTCTAATCCTTGCGATATCGAAAGCTCAAGCCAGCCCCAATCTTTAAGTAGGTTATACAAAATTTTATTTTGCTCTCCAACTGAAATACTTTCGTTTTCTATAATAGCATCAAAATTTGACCAATCGTAATTATCTTTATCTAAAGCAATTTCGCTGCTGTGTGCATCTTTGTTGTCAGAGTTGCGAGACAACCTTATAACCTTGCCTCCTGCGTTCTTAATTGCATCAACCTCGTTAGGGAATCTACAGTCTGTTACTATCGCTGTGTGAGAAGATTCCTGCTTTATTTTTCTAATAGTGGCATCTGCCCAGACGTTCGGATATATTTTTCTGAAAAAATCTGTTCCAACGTACTGCATCAGTTCTCTAGCTGTTGTTTTGTCGGTCTTGTCTCTGCTGTTTTCAAAGGGCATTAACCCCCATTCTACATGAGTCTCTGTGTTTTTTTCGTCATCTGTCCCATAACACTGTTCTCTTGTCAAGCCAAGAATATCCATGCAGACATTTTTCTTAAGAAGGTCCGCAAAAGAGTACAGCTTTACGAAATAGTCCAAGTGCTCTGCTAGAAAGTCCCTTACAGGCTTTCTTGGCGACATTATATCGAGGATACCTTCTTTGCTATCGTCTCCAAATATATCTGATATCACTAGTTCTCCAGAGTCAGACATACTAAAGTTTCTTGTTATGCCCAAGGAAATCATTTCCCACCCAAATATTACATTTGCACAGGTATTTTTACCGCTTTGCTTTCTTCCAGAAAATCCTAATATTTTTTGTTGCATTTTAAACCCTCAAGCTTTTTTCAGCCAAGTCAAGTATAGGTTTTATTTCAGACGTTATGCTGTCTGTAGCCATATCTCCAACATCGTTATCTGCTATATTGGGAAAATAGAGCCTGTAAGTTTTAGAGCACTGTTTATATATGCTTTCAGCACCTATTTTACCAGCCTCGTCGTTATCTGTCAATACAATGAGAGACATTGCTCCAACCATATCTAGCAAATCTTTCTGTCCCTCACTAAGGTAAGTACCAAACATAGCGACTGAGTTTTTTATACCTGCTTCTTCTAGTCTCCAAACGTCTCCCGGCCCTTCAACTAAGATAGCAATACCACTCTTAACTATCTCTTTTTTAGCATACCAGTAATTGTAAAGATACTTACCCGCATCAAAATTTTCACTGTGAACCCACTTAGGTTTCGTGTCTTCATTTGTAGCCCTAGCAGAAAAGCCTACCATATATGAATAGTCATCATCATAAACAGGAACAACAACTCTGTTGTAAGCTTTTGAACCTACTTTGGTGGAAAGGCCAACATCATATTTATCAAGAATCTGTGAGCTAAATCCTCTATCAACGTAGTATTCAGCAGGTATAGAAAGAGCGTCTCTAATACGCTGCCTTGTTATAACTTTTCCTCTTTTCTCTCTTTTGTTATCGGTAAAAGCAACGTTTATTCTTGACTGAAACTTTCTTTTTTCTATAGCTTGGTAGTCAATATCAAGTTTGTCGTAATCTTGCTTTGAAAAAGCTAGCAAAAACTTAATAGTTTCATGAAAGCCAGCACATTTGTCTCCGGGGCTTTCCCAACCATACTTATTGTGAGAAAGTACGCCTCTTACAAAACCTGTTAGAGTGGGTCTGAAAAATTTTTCGCACTGATGAGTGTTGCAAACCCAGTGTCCGGCTCTGGTATGCCCTGTTAAGTACATATTCAAAGCTGTTGGGTTGTCTCCACCGTGAATCGGGCAAGCCATGTCTATACGGCCATAACGCTTTTGGTAAGAATCTATCCCGAGCGTCTCTAAGAGAGACTCAATATCTTCCAAAACTATGTTTTCAATCTGAACGATTTTTTCTTGTTCAAATCTATCAGCTGAATGGGACTTCGTCTTCTTCATCTTCAACTATAAAACCTTCGTCGCTTTCTTCTCTAGAATTTCTCAACTCAGAGGACGTTTTGCCCTCCACAATCTTACCACAATAGCCCTTCATGTGCATATTTATATAGTCTCCATCATCGAGACCGCCTCCGTGTCTTGACACAATTGGTACTAACTTCCTATTACCGTTACCTATGCCGTCTTCAGCTATCTCTTCATCTGACTTTCTCTTAAATATCGTGAAGTTACTACAAAGCCAAACAATTCTATCCGAACCACTGGCTGCGTCTGTTGATTCTCTACTTATCCCATCTCTGTTGAGCTGTATAAAGGAAAGCACTGGAACTTTGTACTTTAATGCAAAGTTGTGTAGACCTGTCATCATGAAGCCAAGCACTTGGAATTCTGCCAAGGAGTTGCTTATTGAGTCCGATGTCATCAGCTTAAGATAGTCATATATAATCACACACTCTTTAGCAGTGCCGTCATCATTCATGCCAACTTCTTTTGCTAGCCATCTTCTTATAACTGATAACTGCTCTTCAAAAGCCATGCCTCCGATAGACTTGTGGTAGTAAGGCATATCAGTTAGCTTTTCTGCCGCCTTGTAAACCTTGTCTTTTTTGTCTGGGCTTTCAGAGAATGCTCCTGTTTCAATATCGTTAATAGCAACCTCACTTAACATGGCCAAAGACCTATGCTTATGGTCGTCTGCTGTCATTTCAGTGTCTAGGTTTAGCACAGGAATGTTTAATTCAGAAGCAATGTGCATACCGATATTGTCTGACAGCAAAGTTTTGCCAGTTTTTGGTCTAGCACCAATTATATTCACCGTGCCTCTGCGTAAACCACCTCCTATAGCTTGGTCATAGACTGGATAACCTGTGGAGATACCCATTGTCTGGCATGGATTTTCTTCAAGATATTTGACATAATCCTCAATACCTGTACCTAATAGCTCAGGAGAATCTCCTCCGTCTCCTAGAAGACTGCTAAAATCAAAGATAGCATCTTCGGCTATACCAAATATACTTGATATGGTTTCATCGCCATTTAGCGAAGATATCTTGCCTCTGGCCGATTCAAGCTGGGAGTCTAATAGTCTGGCGACTTCCAGTTTTCTTATCTTTGCTGCAAATCTTCTTACATTTTCTACCTCAACCGGAAATTTTGTAACTGCAGTAAGATGTTTGACTTCATCTCTGTTATCAAAGAAGTGACTGAGGCCAAGTTCAGCGGCAGCAGACCACATGCTTGGAATGTCTATAGACTTAACGTCAGACTCAAGCAAGTGTTTCAAACATTTGTAAATCACAGCATTTGAATCAACTGTAAAAGTCTTTTCTGTTATGATGTCTGACACATCAAAATAAGCGTCTGTACCAAAGTTAAAAACTCCAGATAAAACTGCTCTTTCTGCTGATGGGTCAGAGAGCTTTGTGTCTTCCATTGTCAACGACCTCCTCTGGTCTGACAGCCATTGCAAGTATACCTACCTGAATCTGTTACCAGAACTGCTGAAACCTTATCAGTCCTACCGCATAACGCACATGAAACCTCTACTAGATTAGGATTTCTGTTTCTTTTGGTTGGAGGTGTGACATTAAGCATCTTGTCTATCTCTGTGTCCTCTTTATGTTCGTTCATTTCATCCATTGATTCAAACAAATTGACACGGGCGTCATTTGACTGCTCAGGCCGTTGGCTACTTACAGAACGACTGTCTTTTTGTATCTGGTGGACAAAGTCTTCTGGTTCTTTGTCTTTATTTGGTCTAGAACCTCTCTTGTTAGCAAGCTTTTGAATCATCTTAGTGACTTTGAATAGGTCTTGCTGGCTTAAGTTTTCAAGTAGCTGTATGGTGTTTTCATCAAGCATTGTTATACCTCTTAGACCTTTGCACAGATAAGAATATGTCAGCTCTGTTGTTCATACTGCTGGCTAGGAAGCTGAGCCTATCAGCTCTCTGTTTTGCATATTTTTTTATTTTAGAAAGAGTCTTTGCGTGCTCATTATTTTTTACAGCTTGGTGGAGACGTTCTTGGTAAGAATAACCTTTATAGCCACCGACTTCAGAAGCAATCACATCTTTTACGCTTTCATCAGCCCAGTTCACCCTAGCTATCTCTCTATTGTAGGCTCTCTGAATATGGAACGAAAGCTCATTAAGGATAAGTGCAGCCATACCGCAGTCTTCTGGGCTTAACTTTTCAATCTGAGCCCTGTTCATATGTAAGTAAGTGGTAGCTTCGTGATTGCTGTAATTGGGCATGAAGTTCGGTAGTCCGACAGACAGTTCATACTCGTCTAGAAGCTTGTCCCATTTCTCCATTTGCTCTTTAGCGGTCTTCAATTCTCTTTTTCCATTCATCTTCAGACTCATTAAAAGGTAGTTCAACTATTGTAATGTCATTGAGCTGACACCAATCTATCTTCTCCATATCTCTCTTCCTTGCTTGTGCAAATCCGAGTATCGTTTTGTGGTAGAACCTAACAAACTTATAGTGTTGTTCACCATGAACCTCAACACAGAGGTCGTGTAGCGGAATATAGAAGTCTAGATATAAGACTTGACCTCTTCGCACCTTTACAGGGACTTCTTCAAGTATCTGGCAAGTTGGAAACTTCTGCTTTAGAAGCTTCCTAGCCTTTAAATGATACTTGGAACGGGCTCTCTCATCGTTGTTCTTTGGTATGTGTCCCGATATTTTCCAACTACTAATAATATTCTCTAAGTCAGTTACTTTTCTCATATTCCTAACATATTGTGAACGGACGATTTTAAGCTTTGTTTCATCTGTGGGTCTTCTATCAGCGCATTACGACTGTTTTCTGCCCCTTGAAACTTAGGCTTATCTTCACCTTCCACAAAATCAAATCTAAACCAAGCGCCAGCTTTATTAATCAGACCTAAGTCAGAACCAAGTATTACGAGTTCTGTTTCCTCATCTATACCTGCTCCGTATCTAAGGTAACTTGTTATCTTACCTCCCGGAGGGCCTAACGCTGACGTTACAATCTGCCAATCAATCTTTTGCCCAACTTGAGTGTCTTGTATTTCCCAAGGAGAAAATCTTTTAGCTCTAAGCTTCACATCGACTTGATATGCTACAGCCTGACCAGACTTCTCTTTGAATTCTGCTCCATACCCAGTAGGATTTCCCATAAGATGAGTGATACCCATGACTATGTTTCTATTTACAGGAACAACATTTGCCACTTTTCTACAGAACTTTGCCAACAGTTTTGCTCCATCTGCTCTCTGCATCTTGTCCATTGACGATGTTATCTCAGCTTCTGTACATAATGCTGAGTAAGAGTCTAGTATAACAACAGAACCCGGAACCTCATTGATTGTTTTCTCTGCTATTGAAAGATAGTTTTCTGCTGTTAGTATTCTTCCCGGTTCTGAACCTATTACATGAAATCTCTCTAGGTCTAGATTTGGAATACCTTCTAAATCTCTTTTCTTAAGACGGCCTTCAATGTTAAAAAAGTAAACATGCCTTCCTTCTGGGCATAACTCTCCTCCGTACTCTTCACCCTGACACTTTGCGGCGAAGTGCAGACAGGTCGTAGTCTTGCCGCATTTAGGTTGTCCTGTAAACGTCACGAAGCTACCCTCTGGTATTCCTCCTCCAAGAACGACATCTAATGACGGAGACACAGGAACAACTAAAAGCTCTGAGTCAACAACGGCTGCTCCAGAGCGCATTATCCCATCACCAAATTGTTTAACAATATCTTTCTCAATAGATACACTCAAAGGTCTAACTCCCGTAATTTACCAAGGTTTGTTTTTTTGACTATACTGTCTCTAGGCTTCGATGTTGTGTCAGCTCTTTTGACTTCGGTTGTTTTAGGCTTTTGTTTTTCAATATCCAAAAGTCTTTGCTGCTCTTTAATTATGTCGTCAAGCTGAGGAGCTCTTAAAGAGTATATCCCAAAAGCTCTAGAAGAGTTTAAGGCTCTTATGATAGCAACTTCGCTATAAATTTTCAACAATCCTCTAGCGGCAAAAAGTTGCGATTTGTAGCTCTTCTTCCACTCAGGAATATTCCAGAACTTTTGAGGAAGTTCCTTCTTATTTCTTTTAGCCATTTTTTCACAGGCTAATTCTGCGATATATTGAGCTGCGCCTACTTGCTTACCACTAGAGTATCTCGATGGATACTTCTTATTCGTCATTGTTTATCTTAAAAATTGCATCTCTGGCTGTTCTAGAAATTGTTACAGAGTCTTTGTTCTTAGACACATCCCCTCTCTGAGATGCTGCTTCTGTCATCATGCTCACACCCTTGCTCTTCTTCATCGCTGTCACATTGACCATCAGGTCTTTTGCAATCAGCGGCTTAGCCGGCTCCTGCTTTTTCTTTTTCTTTTTCGGCTTTGGCTTTTCTATTGTTTTAGCGTAGGTCTCAACAGACTTTTCTGTTCTTCCAAGCTCTTTCGCTATCTCTGCAATAGAGTGGTTATCCTTTATCATTCCTTCGATGATATATTTTTCTTGCTTACTGAGTCTTCCTCTTGGCATTATACCATCTCCCTTTCAGCGTTGCTAAGCCAAGCAGCATTCTTTGTCTCTAAGAATTTTGTGTAAAGGTCATAGACTTTTTTCTCAACCTCTCTGAAAACCCAGTTGGGTCGCCCTGCGTGTCTAAGCTGCTTGTTCTGTCTGTTCTCAGAGTACATGCCACTAGGATTGTAAAGTCTTCCATAGCTATCTTGTTTGACATAGTAGTAAGTTCTACCACTTGTCTTTACCCGTTTAGCATACGCATCAGCAGATTTTTCATCTACTTCTTCTAATCTATCTGTGTAGGCGACAACTTCTCTTTCGTCTTTGTCTTGAATGTCATTCTTTAAGCCTTTAGATGGTTTGAATATTGCGCCATCTATATCTGAGTCTGTGATTCTAGCCATTTTTTTTACCTGTCCTAACATAATTTTGTTGCTGAGTAGGCGTCATAGAACCAACATCGTTGGTGCTTGTATACCAAGGTCTGCCTTTAGGTCTTTTAATTCTTTCGCCTTTAACTGGCAAGCTATCTTTTTTATCTCTGTAGTCATTATGCTTTTTGTTAAGCACTTCTTTTTGGTCACTACTCATTCTGCTAGAATTTTTCTCAGCAAGCTGGCCTATAGTTCTGGCTCCTCCGGAGCCTTTTACAGAGCCAGTCACATTGTCCTCAGAATAGTCTCTTATAAGTTTGTGCTTTTTGCACTTGGGACATCTCTTAAGAACTTTGTACTGAGAGAAAGATTGTACAACAGAAAAAGTATGGCCGCAACCCCCTTGTTGGGGGTCGCAGCAATACGAATACTCAGGCATCTTAGAATGGAACTCCACTATCTTCTAATGCTTGAGTACCAGCGCTGGTAGCTACTTCACTTCCTTCTCCATCAGACTTGCCGCCGCCCATGAAGTTGAAGTTTTCCGAAGTGATGCGATAGCTTGTGCGTTTATTGCCGTCCCTATCTTCCCACTCCTCCTGCTCTAGTCTTCCTGTTACAGAAATCCAGCTACCTTTGCCGCCGTACTGATTAATTGTTTCAGCAGAGCGCCCCCAAAGGCTAACGTCAAAGAAATTAGTCTTCTTCGCTAGGTTGTTTGCTAGTCTAAAAGAAGCAACATTTGCTCCACTTTTTGTTTGACGTAGTTCTGGGTCTCTTGTGAGTCGTCCAGAAATAGTCACAGAATTAACATCCGACATCTAAAATCTCCTAAATATCGAGTCTCTCAATTATTAAAGGAATCAACGAGTTCCTTACAATATCTTCTTTAGTCAGGGTGATTACGCCAACCCCTTCTAAACCTGTCAGTCTTCTTAGACAAGTTCCAAAGGCTCCCCTCTGGGAAGAAGGAAGGTCTGATTGCGATTCGTCTCCCGTCACTACTAGTTTAGAGTTAAGTCCAGTTCTTGTCAAGAACATTTTCATTTGTTCCATCGACAGGTTCTGACATTCATCTCCAATTATAAACGAGTTATGGAAGCTGCGGCCTCTCATAAAGCCTATCGGGACAACCTCAAGAGCACCCTCATTCTTCCATGATGAAACCTGTTGTCTGGAGACGTAGTAGTTAAACTCGTCAAATACAGGGCACATGTAAGGCTCAAGTTTTCTATCGGCAGTTCCGGGCAAGAAGCCTATACTTTCTCCCGCAGACATAACAGGTCTTGTCACGACTATTTTATCGACAAGTCCCTTGGTTAGAAAGTCTATAGCCATAGCGACAGCAAGATGCGTTTTACCGCTTCCGGCTGGGCCATTACAAAAAGTAACATCGTTAGCCTTTATCGACCTTATATACTTTCTTTGGTTAGTGCTTTTTGCCTCTATCTTTTTTTTGATATATACTTTTTCTGCCGAGACTGATTTGCCCTGCATATATTTCGGTGTTTTTTTTTGTGTTTTTCTTGGCATTAAAAATCATCTTCTATATTTGCGACTTGATATTCAGTAACTCTAGTCTCAAAAAAGTTTTTACACTTTTCTAAGTCTATGATTTCACTCATCCAAGGAAACGGGTTCTTTGAGTCTTTATAAGGAGAATCAATACCCAAGTTCGTAAGTCGTCTATTGGCAATGAATGACATATACTCTATAAACATCTCCGAATTTAATCCTAAGATTCCATTGGGCAGAACATCCTTTGCATATTGTATTTCAAGCTCCATAGCTTTATTGATATGCTTTATTGTTTCAGCCTCAAAAGCTTTAGTCCATATCTTTGGGTTGTCCTCTCTAATCTTATTGATTAAAGTGGTACCAAACTTGATATGTAGGCTTTCATCCCTCAGTGTATACTGAATTTGTTCTCCAACTCCCGGTAGCTTGTTCTGCCTATTAAAAGATAATAGCATAGCAAAGCCTGAGTAGAAGAATATTCCTTCGCAGATAACATAGTAAGTTATCATGTTCCTTAAAAATTCTCTTTTGCCTTCCAGTGTATTTATATTGAAGTCTGGCCTGTTGATATCGGTTGATATCTCGATTAGAAAATCATCTTTTGATTTTATACTTGGCACAGACATATGCGCTTGATAAACCTCGTCTATATCTAAGCTCAAAGAGTCGCAGCAATAAACAACGGTTAGATTGTGTAGGCTTTCTTCGTATGCCTGTCTAAGAATATATTGTCTGCACTCAGCATCAGTTACAAATTTAAATATAGACAACAGCAGATTGTTGGCTACTAGAGACTCGCTGCCAGCAAAGAATCCTAGACATCTTTTGACTACCAACTTTTCATTTTCAGATAACACCCCACTTTTCCACTGCTCAATATCTTTAGCCATAGAAACCTCTGTTGGCATCCAGTTATTAGCCGCGCCATCAATAAATAAATCCCAAGCCCATTTATTTACATGTGGTAGGATTTGGTTCACAACTGCTACTTTGTCTGAAATTATTTCTTTACTTTTTTTCATTTCCTAGTCTCTCAATAATTTTTTGCAGGAGGTCTTTTACTTTTTCCGCTTCTTCCGGTTTAAGTTCTAGAACGTATTTTAGAGGGGATGTATTAGATTGTCTAGTCTCAATAAATCTCATTGGCAACTCTCGCAATCCGGGTCATTTATTGCACAAGCTTTGACACCCTCTAATGAATCTTTTATTTGTTCTTCTTTGACAGATTCCTCTACTGTAGATTTTTCTACTCTAGTTGCAGACTTACTTCTTAAATAGTAGGTTGTCTTTAAACCTTGCTCCCAACAGTTTGTGTATATGTCATTAAGATATTTAAGACTGGTGCCCTTGTTATATAGATTAAAAGATTGTCCCATATCAATCCATATTTGACGGGACGCAGCTGCCGATATTAAGCTATCTGCACTTACATCAAACGCAGTTTTGAATTTCTGCTGTATATCTTTCGGTAAGTCTATAGCCATAACATCTCCGTCTGCAGCTTTCAAGGCATCAATTAGCTGTTGGCACCAAATTCCTTTCTTCTTTGCTGCTTCTACAAAATGTTCGTTTATCATTGTAAACTCACCGCTTAATGTTGAGTATACAAAAAGAACAGAGTAGTCAGGCTCTATTGACTGTGAGCAACCTTGTATATAAGAGATTGTTGCTGTCGGTGCAATTGCCATCACGTTTGAGTTTCTCATTCCGTGTAAAGCTATATGCTCTCTGACCTTAGACCAATCCATAGTCTCTAAGTCCGAAGCGATAACATCTTTATGCCCTCTATGTTTCATTAGTCTACAGTAAGTGTCAACTGGAAGATTGCCATAGCTCCATTCAGAGTGTTCGTATGACTCATAATGACCTTTCTCTTTTGCTATCTTTGACGATGTCAATATTGCATGATAAGAGATAAACTCTTGAATTTTGCCACACAAGTCAATTGCTTCTTGTGAATCATAAGTAATACCAAGCTTGTGCAGCATGCCATGTGTGCCCATGATACCTAGGCCAACAGGTCTATGTCTCAAGTTAGAATTTCTAGCCTCTTTAGTCGGATAAAAGTTTATATCAATAACATTGTCTAACCCTCTAACCGCAACCTCGACAGTTTCTTGTAGCTTCTTCCAGTCTAAAGTTCTAACTTTAATATGATTCTCTAAGTTAACACTGGCCAAGTTACATACAGCTGTTTCTCCAACATCAACAACTTCGCCATCTTGGTATTCTGTTGCTTTTGTATGAAGGAGTATTTCTGTGCAAAGATTTGATGAGTGAACAACCCCTTCATGCTTGTTACTGTATCTTATATTTGAGGGGTCTTTGAATGTAATCCAAGGATGACCAGTCTCATAAAGCGACTTTAACATCTTCTTCCAAAGTTCTTTTGCGGAAACTACTCTAAAGTTTTTGACATTGCCTTCTTCGGCGGCTTTCTTTGCTTTCTTATATTCTCTACTAAAATCATTTGCATATTTTTCATGTAGCTCAGGGAACTCAGATGGGTCAAACAGATACCAGTCTGAGTCTTTTTGTGCTGCTTTTATGAAGTCGTCACACATCCACAAAGCTGTATTCATATCATGGCATCGTCTCCTGTCATCGCCAGTATTCTTTCTCAAATCTAGAAAGTCTTCAACGTCTATGTGCCAAGGTTCAAGATAAGAGCAGCCAGCGCCCTTCCTCTTGCCTCCCTGATTCACTCCAACCAAGGTGTCATTAAATATTTTTAACCAAGGAATTAGGCCAGATGATTGACCGTTCGTACCTTTAATGTAAGAACCAGTAGACCTAACAGCAGTCCAATCAACACCTAGCCCTCCTGCATATTTTGATAGCCTTGCTTGATTATGAATAGTGCCAAATATGCCATCTATAGAATCATGCACTGTGCTTAGATAGCAAGATGACAACTGTGAATGTCTTGTTCCGCTATTAAAAAGCGTTGGCGTCGAGGGAGAGTATCTAAAGGTTGACATCATATTGTAGAACTCAATAGCCTTTTCCTCTTTGTTATCTTCTTGAAGAGAAAGACCCATCGCTACTCTCATATAAAAAGCTTGAGGAGTCTCCATCCTGCGGCCTTCTATGTGAATGAAGTATCTATCATATAGAGTTTGAATTCCAAGATACTTGAAGCTTTTATCTCTTTCTATATCTATGTTTTCTGAAAGTAGCTCTAAGTCGTATTCAAGCATTCTCTCATCCAACAGACCTTGTTTAACGAGGACTTTGATATTCTTTACAAAGTTTGTCTTGCACAGCTCGTGTGCTATGACTGAGTCCACCGTCTGACCAAACGCTTCTTTGTACAGATTATTTAAAAGCATCCTAGCCGCTACATAAGAGTAGTTAGGCTCTTTTTCAATCTTTGAGCGAGCAGACATTATTAAAGCTTTGTCTATCTCTGCTGTCGTTATTTTGTTGTAAAGCTGAAGGCTTGCATCAAGGACGACCTCACTAGCAGAAACTTCCATGAGGCCTTGACACGCTCTTTCTACACATTTGTTAATCTTATCAAGATTTATTTCTTCTAGTCGCCCGTTTCTCTTCTTAACCTTGATGTCCGTCATTGCTCGTAAGTTCCTTACAGAAAAAGACCCTACTCCACTGGGGAGCAGGGTCGTAATGTATTTAGCGACACGTTTGATTTACAAAAGATAAGGTTTGGTTAAGGTTTTTTTCAGCCAAAACATGCTGCAATTTTTTTAATGTTAAAACCATACTTATGTAATTTTTATGTGCCGAGAGTGTGTCGCTTTAGCTTAAACAAATTTTATTTGCGCTTCTTTATGTCCCAGCTACTATCTAATACACCGTGTAAAAGTTGCTAGATGAAAGATAAAAAAAGTGCGCTAGCATGGTATTCTATCACACTAACGCACTGTGGCAAAGTTGAATTATTTACTTAGCTGGTACAAGCAGCGCAACCACAATTGCTATCGTCAACAAGGCACTCAGGTCCGCAACCTTCTTCCGTGCATTCAGTAGCAACGACATCTGCATTGCCAGTATATTTGGCAATGATTTCTTTACCTTTGTCCGATGTGACAAATAGGGCGGCGGCTACAATCGCTAGTATAATAAACAATTTTCTTTTTGGTTTTTTCTTATCAGTCATTTTAGACTCCTGTTGATTTATAAAGGGTTTCTATCCTAGCTATATCTTCCTCTTGAGGCTTTATTATAGATGGATTATATCTAGGGTACATTAAAGAACCTTTGTTCTTGGAATGTTTTAGTCCTAAAGCGTGTCCTATCTCGTGGGCAGCGACGGCCTGAAGAATAATACCTTCTTCATTTGAAGCACGGACTATCCAGTCCTCGTAAACATCTGTCCATATCAATACACTGCCGGAATAATCTTTTTCGGGAAACTGCGCTCTAGCTAATGTGCCAGCCTTCTCGCCAAACCCGTGCTTTTTATCTGCATTGCATGATATTATAATATTTGCGGAATGAAGCTCCCGAGTCCTTGAGAAATTCAAATCGCAAACATCAGACCAGCTCTCAAAACCAGCGACCCATTCGGAGCACCAGTCTTCATAGGACATATCTTCTTTGTCCCATTTAAGAAAATAATAAGAGAGGTCTTTTATAGCCCAGTTGCCTTTTGTGCCTTCCATGCAACACTCCATAGCTTTTGGGCTTTGTAAAAAGGGTAAAGAAATAAAAAAAGTTGCCACGCCACTTACAAAGAAATAGCGTCTATTCATTTTGCTAACTTATAAAAAGTATTAGTTTGTACTAATCCTTACGCAGCAAATCCAAAAAATCCTTTTACTTTTTCCAAGATTGGCCCAACCCCACCCATACCTCCGCTTGATACAACGAAGTATATGACAAGACCTAGGCCTAGCAGAAACACCAACCATTTTCTTTTGGTTGCAACAGCTAGAGCTTTTTCTTTCAAAGCCTGAATTTTTTCAATTCTATAGCTTCTTCTATCTGAAGTTTTCTCTTTCTTGCTATCAACTTTTTCCTGCTTTTCAGCTTCTTTGTCCTCTTTGTTCTTTTTGTTTTTAAACAAAGGCATATTTACACCTTCTAGTCTGTAGTGATTGAATCAGACGAACGTAGAGACTCACCTACAATCCAAGATGCACCAACTACAACAAGGTTGGTTACCATCTCAGGAGAAAGTCCTAGTCCGAGAGCATCCGAAACAGCAATTACAACACCTGCGATTGCTACCCAAAATCTTCGTGACTTCACTAAGTTTTTAAGCTTTTCCATTTTTCATTTTCCTTTAAAAAAATATAAAGCTGGCGGGCTTTCGCCCGCTCAGCCGAAAGTAAATTAAGAAGTAGTTCCATGTTTGGCTTTGTAAACCATATTGGAATCATCATCGCTGTTAGTTGGTTTCCCAAGTCTACCATGATGAATCGTAATAGAACCACCGCTTTGGTCTGGACGACCCATAGTGCTTTTAGCAGCATGGTCATCATCAGCAGCAGCAGCGTTGTTTTCAGCCAAGTCCCACACTCCAGATGTACTGGTTGTAGGTGCTGATTCCCACTGGTTGCGCTGTCCGGCAATACCGAATTCATTCCATAGGCCATCTCTGATGGCTTCTGCGGTATGCACAGTTCTAACTTGAGTTACACTAGCAACATTTCTTCTTTGACCAAAATCAGAAGCTCCACCTCTAAGGGCTGTTACGCTTTCTCCAGCAACAGTAAATCCGTTTCTATTGCTAGTTGTGGCGTCGTAGTTTACGTTACCAACCATTCTAACTTGAGCGTCAGCTTTGTTCATGCCAAAAGTAGGATTGTCTCCAGTTACCGAACGGGTTACGTTTGTACCAGATACAGCTGTTGAACCAACAACATCACTAGCGGCAGACAAAGTTCCGATGTCTTTAGAAGTTAGATTACGGTCGGAAGCTACATTGCCTCCGTGACGAACTACCCCGCCTTTATTGACGGTAGAAGTTTCTGTGACAGCGCTAGAGCCGTCGATTTGTACTATGTTTGCAGATTCTGCAGGCATAATAATTCCCTCCTGTTAAGAAGATTTTTCCTGTTAATCCTAAAGATTTAGTTCCTGTTCCGTATACTATAATACACCGAATATGTTAGTTACGGCAGTTGCTTTCTTTATTCTAACACCGAATACTTCCGAAAGCGTTATTTTTTCGTATTGTTCTGGTGTCCAAATATCTGCGTTATATATTATATCAATATCTAGCATTTCTTCCACTATTTTTGCTGTGATTAAATGGTCATATATGTCATCGGCTATCGAGCCTGTTGATACAAAGATATAATCAGCCCCACATTCTTGGCAGATTTCACACAAGTCATAAACAAAGTCTGGGTCTTCATACAACCTGTACTCAAGCATGATTCTTAAAGAGCAGCTCTTTTGCTTGCATAAATTACTGTACGCTGATACATTTTCACTTAGCTTATCTAAGTCTTTTTCTGTGCAGATATTCTTATTGAGAACCACATCTACAGCATTAGCACCTTTTCTTATACAGCTAGTTATCGAGTGTAATTTTGCCTGAGATGAAGAGAAACCTTTTGGATAGTCTATCGGCGCAGCCAACACCGTACCTTGAGGCATGAATTCTCTTACGGAAGACAAGAAGTGTTCTGGAACACAGAAACCATTGAAATCTTTATGAATAGATAGAAAACAAGACTTTATAACCTCTTGTTTTTTAAGGTCAGAATCATAACAACAAAGTTCTTTATACATTGGTTAGCTCTTCTATTGAAGGAGAGTTGTCGTCACCCAAAATAGAATCAGCAAAACCAAATTCAACAGCTTCTTCAGCGTTCATGTACCATTCTTGAGAGCTTTTCATTCTTCTGTCTAGAAAACTTTTAATCTTTTTCTCCGACCAGTCGGAGAACCTGTCAGACTCTTTGCATTTAGCGCAATAAATATCTAGCATCCTTTGATTCATCTTATCATTCTGCTCTATAGCAGACTTTGCCGAAATAGAATTACAGTCAACAGACATGCTGCCGTAATGAATCATAAACTCAGCATTAGGCATTAGAACTCTTTTATCAGCAGATTGGAATATAATGCTACTCATTGAGCCTATATGTCCGTAGCCAAGTATCGTGACCGCACTTCTACTAAAAGTTACGCAGTCATATATGCCCATGCCGTCATGCCACTCTCCCCCAATCGTGTGCATATGAACTAGAATATGTTTCTTTGAGCATATATTCATGGCTCTCATATTCTTTTCAAACCGCACAGACATTCTATAATCTACTCCGGGTTCTTCATACTCGCCATCAGAAATATGGCTGTGCAGGTAGATTTCTCTGGTATTAAGATTTATACCATAGTCATGAATGTGAGCTATACTTATTCTTCCATTGTTATTCGACATAATTCTTTATGGTTCTTTGAACAGAACTCATAACCTCATTGCCTTTGAATAACTTTGCAACACCAACTCTAAATCTATATCTTGTTATTACATCTAAAACTTCAATACCTTCAACCAACTCAATTTCTCTAGCTATCTTTGGTGTTATAGAAAAATTAGTGTGCCCAGTCCAAAAATTAAAAATTTTGTCAATAGAGTGACTGTTGTTTATGGGGACGGCTCCATTGTCCGTAATTAAGAATTTAAACATCTGTTGTTCGACAGCGTCAAAGTCAACATCTTGGAACTCTTCTTCAAGTTCTTCAAACTCTGCCACCTCTTCTGTTGACTTCAGCTCTAGGTCTTCAAATTTATAGTGAGTATCTTCTACGGCATAAGGGTCTGACCACTTTTCCCAGACAACTTTTTTTTCATGGTGCATGAGCTTTACCTTAGTTTTAGGAAATTACTAATCAATTCCTAAAGACATCAGAAGGTCGTACCAGAGGTCTTTCTTCTTCTGAGTTCTTCTTTATCGTCTCATACAATGAAAATACTTTAGCGACAAACTCTGATTCACTTGGTTCGTTTGAAACGTGTTTAATTAGTATATTCGTTATATAAGTCGCAGCTATTCCAGAATCAATCTTGTGTAGCAAGTCTGCAAGTAAAAAAGAAGCTTCGCTACTATCGTCTTTCCATACGCAGGATATGTCTATATCCATATCCGCATTATAAGACATTGATATTGAAACTAAACTATCATCCTCTTCTACGACATCTTCTTGAGTTTCTTCAGGTTCCGTTTCCTTTTTGGAACGACTGAATAGCTTCCTAAATATATTATACCCCATAAAAAGTTGCTCTTTACTCTAATAGGCTTGTTACTGTTGAATAAATTTTTTCTGCGCTGAGGTTATCTATCCGGAAAAAACAATCTTTGAAAATTTTATTTGCCTTGTACAGCATTATTGTAGCATTGCCATCCCCAGCTCTGTTTATCGTTCTAAGAGGTTTGTTGTTATCAATATAGTCTTTTAAAGCTTCTGTATTAGCTATCCAAACCTGATTCAGTGCTATATGCGCCCACAAATCAGACTTCGTAACTGATATTCCACTTTTTTTCTTTGAGACGGGGTTGTATGTTTCTATTGCTATATTACCACTTTTTTTTGCGTACAGGTCATTCTTGACCTCTACAGTAAATTTTGTGTTCTCAGAGCTAGAAGACATATCATAGTAAGATAAATTGCTCTTGACTTTATTATCAATAGAGCCTATTCCGGCCTTAGATAACAACGCCTTAACTATATCTTCACCTTCTTTGCCTTTAGCAAAATCTTGTTTTATATTCATATTGGAAGTCGCTATGTTGGATTTTTAGTATTGCCTTTTTTAGAGACTCTCCGACTCCTTGTCGGCTCTTACCAGAAATTTCTGCTATCTCTCTGACTGTTAAGCCTTTTAGAAATCTCAGCTTGACGTATTTACCTTGCATTCTGCTAAGAAGTGAAGAGTTTATAATTTTGTAAATGAACTTTCTCAGTTCTCTGTCCTCTGCAATTTGTGCTGGATTTTTTAAGTTCTTATCTTGAATTGTACTATAAAGTTCTATCTCGCTATCCCTTAGCTCAAAGTTTAAAGATAAGTTCTGTTCAGATTTCCTAGTTTGTCTTGTCATGTAAGACTTCATGGCCCATATTGCCTTGTTTGTCCTATATGTTCTAAGTGTACACTTTGAGCCAGACTTACCAACTCTCTCTTCGTCGTATGTCCAGTCAGCCATCATTATAGCTGTTGCTATATTTGATAATGCCTCCTCATCGTACATAATCTCGTCCTTCAAACCTTTCTTGATTCTAGGTGCGTGATGACAAATTATCCTTTTTGCGTGCGTCATGTAAGCGTCCATGCTCTCAAATTCAGATTCCGAAGCATCAGGGTAAGGGTTCTTTGGGGTAGGTACTTTTGCTAGGTCCATCTTATAGCCTCAATTAGTGTTAATACTTGTTCAATTTGAATCTTATCATACCATCGTCAATAGTCAAACAGAAACTTTAGCAAAAATCTGCTGCGCTGAATTTGCCCATGAAAATTTCTCGCCAGTTTCAATACCAGCTTCGTTAACTATTTTACCAGAGTCGTGTACTTTTCGCATATGCTCAACTATAACATCGACTTGAGACTCGCCTATTTCTGCCCAGCTACCTTGACCATGAAACCAAATTCCGTCATAGGCGCTTTCCTTATTTTCAATAGGAATAAGCAGCGAGTTATCGTTATTGCAGAACTCAGTATGCGCTGAATAATCTGTGATTATCATCTGTTTACCCATAGCAAGCATTTCAATCGCCTCCAAGTTCCAGCCTTCTGCTCTTGAGGGAAATACTCCGCAGTCCATTTGAGACATTATCTCAGCAACTTGACTGTGAGTTGAAACTCTTGGCAGTATTGTTATCTTGTCTGCCAATTTAGATGTCTTATATAAGTCTACCCATTCTCTTTCTTGTTCTTTATTTAGGAATGGGTTATGATTCATCATATAAAGTTCAACATTGTCTTCTAACTCAAAAGCCTTATTAAAGGCTTCGACTAGTATGTCATGGCCTTTTCTATATTCCCACTTTCCTATATTTATAAATCTAGTTGAGCTTGACTCACTCTTTTTGGTCGTATTAAATATTGATAGGTCTACTCCCAGAGGAGCTACATGCACATTTTTAGTAAGGTCTAAACGTTTATACTGACTATATAAACTCTCAGAGACAACTTGTTTAGCCCACTCAGAACAAACAAAAATCTTATCAAGACTGTTGAGATGATGCAGTTCTGTTTCATTAAAAGAGTCTAACTCAAATATTGGAAAGCCGCACCTGAGACCATTACCTATCTGTTCAGCCATGGAAAACTGGTGCCATATCCTAACACAAGGTGCTTTTGCGTCAAACTTAGACTTATTATCGAGACAACTCTTAACTGCGTCTGCGTCTTCTTGACTAGTAACTTCTACATCTCCAATAGGGAACAACGCTACATCGCATAAGTCGGCAAGAGCCTTTGTTATATTCAAGCCCGCAACACCATATCCAAGAGGGTTTACAGGAGCCATTAAGTTAATCATTACATTCCTCTTACGTTTGGATAATTTTTTGAATACCAGTCGCAGGTATTTTTTATTGCTTCTTGGAAAGGGGTAAAGGTCTTCCAGCCTATTGATTTTAATTTTTTGTAGTCACACGGTTTTCTATGTTGTCCGGAAGGCATATCCGTTCTCCAGACTATATCTCCCTCAAAACCAATCGCTTCTGCAATAGCCTCAGCAGCTTCATTTATTGATATCTCATCTGAGCAACCTATGTTTATTGGCTCATTAGAATTATAGTTGTTTACTATGTGAAAAAGTATATTGGCTATATCATATGAATATGTGAACTGTCTAAGTGGAGTGCCATCGCCCCAAAGTTTAACATTAGAACCTCTATTCTTCGCCTCGTGCATCTTCCTGATGATGGCTGGTATAACATGACTATCATTTCTGTGAAAGTTGTCATTCTCACCAAAGATATTGTTTGGTATAACACTGATAAAATTCTTAAAATATTGCTGCGAGTAAGCTCTAGACTGAACTTCAAGCATCCTTTTTGCGTAGGCGTATCCAAAGTTTGAATCATGAGGAGGGCCATCATGTAGATACTTTTCTTTTATGGGATACTTTACTTTGTCTGGATATATACAACTGCTAAGCATATTTACAAGCTTTGGTATGTCGTGCTTGTGTGCCGCATGAAGAACATTAGTATTCATCATTATATTGTCAGTATAGAAATCTGCAACTTGGTCGCTATTTGCTTTCACTCCTCCAACCTTGCCCGCTAAGTGTATCACAACTTCAGGCATCTCATCTCCAAAGAGTTGGTTAACACTACTCCAATCTCTTAGGTCGCAGTCTGAAGATGATAAAAAGTTAGCATCTATTGAGAAGAATGGAGAATCATTTTTTTCTTGCACAAGTTTCTTTACCGCACTGCCTACTAACCCCGTACCTCCTGTTACCAAGACACCAGAGTGCCTTTTGTTCTGTGTATGAACGCCAGATTTATAGTTTGGAACTAGCCTGTCTCTAATCCATTCAAGCTCCCCATCTTCACTTTCTTGGCACATAACCGTGTCGTAATGATGAGGAGGGTTAAATGTCTTAGATGCCTTTACATACAGATATTTACCTTGTACCCTGTTCTCACTGTGCCTTGAGTTTGAGTCAGATGTGTAATCTGTTAAATGAAAATGCTTTATAATTACAAGCAGGGAAGGATTGATTACATTTAGACCAGACTCGTAAGCTAGATAAGCCAGTCTATTTTCTTGACCGGGAAGTCCCACAAAAAAGTTTGCGTCTTTTATATCTATGGGAGATTCATATATATAAGTGTCTTGAGTCCAGCCTTTATTTTCTACATCATAATATTCAATCGTACCATCTAGCTTAACGTCCCATCTCGTCAGACATAAAAACAAGTTTAATATATCATTATCTTTAACATGACAGAGTGTGTCGTCCATAAAAATATCTGTGTTTGATATTATGCACTTCTGGCCTTTGAGTTCTTTGTTACTGAAGTCAATTATGTCTTGAAATGTAGGCCTAGAATCAAGTTCTATAATTTTGACTTTTTTAGACTCTATCCCTTCTGTGTGGGACATGTCCTCTACAAACAAGAAAATTGCATCTATATATTCATTCTCAATATTTTTATTGAGCGCAAACAGATACTCCTTATTTCTTTTGTCGTTATTAGACTTAAAGAAGTTTACTAATAAATTCATTCAGGCTCCACAGAGTGAAGTTGTTTCAGTATGTAATCACAAATAGCATTTCTAGTGAAGTGGCTATCTCTTAGTCTTTCATACTCTTTTCTGTATTGTATAATTTCTTCCCGAGACTTTCTTTCTACAACAGAAGGAAGACTACCAATTTCAGATTCGTGAATCATGATGGCAAGCTTATCCCAGTCTACTGAGTTTTGGTACGGCAGAAAAGGTTCGTCATAAATATAAATGGGAACTGCTCCGATTTCCATTACCTCATACAGTCTCTGCGAGGTTGGGCCGATACCTCTTGGACACAAAACAAACTCGCTTTGGCATATCGAAACAATATACTCCTTGTACTCTTCCGGAGAATATTTCATCTTATGACTGGCTATGTCGAAAAGCTTTTTCCTATTTCTTATAAAGAATACAAAATCAGAATTTTCTCTGAGCTTCTTGAACATCATCTCTCTACAAGGATGGGTATGATTCAAACCAATAAAAGAACATCTAACCTTCTTTAGCTGCCCAGTAGGTTTATCGTGTTGGTATGTTGCTAAAGGAATTGGTACTACATCATATCCCTCAAAGTTATTTGCAGCTGAAAATACCTTTGTTCTTTTGGGTAGCTTTGCTGGCATATCTGAGAAACAAGAAGAAACCGTAAAATATTTTTTTGTGCTATCTAGGCTGTCTAGCTTTTCCTGCAATCCCTCTGGTGCAAAGAACGCCCTTTTTGCATAATCATATGCTCTCCAAAACACAGGTATGTACTCGTAGTCTTCTGGGAATCTATGCTTATTAAGCCTATAATACTCATAGAAGTATAACTCAAGAGATACTTCTTCGCTAGGATTTCCCGTGTGCGTATTGGTAGAAAACAATCTGTAGTTTGAAAAATTTATTTTCTTCTCAGACATATCGTTTTTTCTTTTTGTTTAAATTTAAAGTAGCTTGACTTTTTACTTGTTCTTATCCAAGGTTTTTGCAGTGCAATTTTTTTGTTGTCTAGTATAAGTTTGTTGACATCTTTTCGAAAAGACCTTTGATAGTCATGATGTGGTATATGCTGTATTAGTTCAAAGTCTATTTCTTTTCTATCTGAAATTTTGTC